CGACTGGGCGAAGGCGTACAAGGAACTGCTCGAGGACTACAAGAAGACGGTCAAGGCGCTGGCGAAGTGGGCGATGGTGCTCAAGAAAGAGGGCGCCAGCCAGGCGCAGATCACCGCTATCCAGCAGCGCCTCCAGAGCACGCTCGGCTCAGTCAGCTCGAGCGAGACCAACCCGCCTCCGGCGACCGGTTCGACCTTCGTCGCCAACGACTCCATCGACCTGAAGGCGCTGGACGTCTCTAAGGCGTCTGTCGACCCCGCCAAGTTCAAGTTCATCATGCTCATGGCCTGCGCGGCGATGAACATGCCGAGCAACTTCTACGGCGACTCCTCCGACGGGAACCAGGCGTCGGCGAAGACGCTCGACCGCCCCACAGAGCTCGGCTTCCGCAGTCGTCAGAACCTTTGGGGCGAGGTCTTCGTCGACTGCTGCACGATCGCCATCGAGGCCGCGGCGCTTGCGCCCAAGTCCAAGAAGGTGCAGTCGGCAGGGTACGACGAGGACACCGGCCTGATGAAGATCAAGGCCGACCGCGTGCTCACCAAGGTCGACATCGACATGAACTTCCCGCCCATCCTGCAGCAGGATGTGCAGTCGGTCGTGCAATCTCTGGTGACTGGAATTACGTTGAACGGCCAGCCGATCCAGGTGATGAATGACGGCCCGACCATCCTTCGCATCCTGCTCAAGGCGCTGGGCATCGACGAGATCGACGACATCGTCGAGGTCTTCTATCCCAAGGACGGATCCAAGTCTACGGCCAAGCCGATCAAGACTTATGCGAAGCCTGCTGCGCCTGGTGAGAAGCCTGCCCCCGCCGATGGCCCTGCCTCCACGCTCCCCTCCGGCGCAGACGGTGCGACTTTGATCCCGGCGCAGCAGGCTGCGCAGAAGAACGAGCCCACCAAGGCCCCCAAGCAGTCCGGGCCACCGCAGGCTCCTGTTCCTCCGGCCGTGAAAGAGTCCAGCGAGTTGCTCGACTCTGTGCGCCTGCTCTCGGAGACGGTGGCGAAGCAGGGCGATCGCCCGATCTCCATCCAGGCGACTATCGAGTCGCAGCCCGCCGCCCCCGTGACGGTGAACGTGCCCGAGCAGCCCGCCCCGGTGGTCACCGTGAACGTGCCCGCCGCTGAGGCCCCGGTCGTCACTGTGAACGTGCCCGAGCAGAAGCCGCGCCGGGTGAAGCGTGAGTCCAAGTTCGTCACCGACTCCGCAGGCAAGATTGTCGGCAAGTCCGAGACTGAGACTGAGGAGTAGACCGTGGCTACGAACCTGAAACTTGCCGACGCCCATGTGAACGCGCAGGCCGACGCTCTCAACGCGCTCTACAACGGCGGCAAGCTGCGCATCTACGACGGCACTCAGCCCGCGACGTCGGACACTGCCGTTGTCGCCCAAGTCAAGCTCGCCGAGTTCACGCTGCCGACGCCGTGCTTCGGAACCGCAGCGGCCGGGGTGCTGGCGGCCAACGCGATCACCGATGTGGTGGGTCTCGGCGGAGGCGGTGCTGCGGCCTGGTACCGCGTCGTCAAGGCCGATGGAGTCACCAGCCTGCAGGACGGCAGCGTGGGCACGTCGCTCGCGAACCTCAACATGGATACGACGACCATCACGGCCGGGGTCACGCAGCACATCAACTCGTGGGGCTTCACGGTGACCAAGTGAACCGAGCGAGCAGATGCTAGTCCTCGCCACAGCCGATTATCTCGCCGGAGACGCCGACGTAGGCAGCAAGGTCACGGCGACGATCTTCGGCATGGAGCTGAATGGCTCGACCGAGGTCTACAAAGTCCTCTACCAGGGGCAGCTTGCTGCCTCTGCGGCGACCATCTACACGGCACCGTCGTCAAACGTCGCCTTCGTCAAGTCCATCACGGTCGTGAACCCCGACACGGTCTCTCACACCTTCCAGTTGTTCCGCGGCGGGACCGCGGACGCCAACGCAATCACCCCGTCTTACACTCTGCTGCCCGGAGGGATGGCTATCTATGAGGACGGTCGCGGCTGGACGTTCTACAGCGCCAGCGGCCAGCAGCTTCAGGCCAACTTTGCCGCCATCAGTCCGATCGACAACTGGGGCATCTCCGGCTGCAAGGGCGAGACGATGGACCGCGTCTACTGCCCCGAGGTGAACACTACGGCTGGAACGACGGGACAGGTCCGCCTGCAAGCCATCTGGCTCACTGCCGGGACCATCGTCTCCAACATCGCTTTCTGTTCGGCTACCACCCTGGCGGGAGTGCCGACGCACTACGTCTTCGGCCTCTATGACATCACCGGAGCGTTGCTTGCTACCACGGCCGACCAGACGTCGACCGCGTGGGCAGCGAACACGCTCAAGACGCTCCCGGTCACTGCCGCCTACACCATCCCCACGACCGGGCTTTACTACCTCATGTTCAGCATGGTGGCGACGACCGTCGTCACGCTCAAGGGCGGCACGGCGCGGACGGACGGGGCGCTCAACTTCGCAACGCCGATCCTCTCCGGCCTGTCCGCCACCGCCTACGCGACCGGGACCGCGCCGACCTCTGTGGCGCTGCCGTCGGCCAAGTCCACCGCCTCCATCTGGGGCTGCGTGACCTGATGGCCCGCCTCAACGCCAAGTGGAGCGACTTCTCGCAGCGCGGACAGGCATGGTACTCGTTCTGGATGGACGGGCCGACCGCCGCCGCCGCGAACAACGGTACGGCCTCTGGTAGTCAGGTTGCACAGGCTTCCGCCGTTGGAACAGTCCAGCATGAGCACATGGCAGCCACGGGCGCCCAGGCTCAGCAGGCGTCCGCGATCGCCGCCGCGCAGCATGAGCACGATGCAGTCGTCGGGATCCAGGCGGCGCAGACGTCTGCTCTTGTTTCGTCCTCGCACGAGCATCTTGCTGTGGCAGGTGCTCAGCTCGCTCAGACCTCTTCCGTCGCCGCCGACCAGCACCAGCACGCGGCCGTGGTTACAGTGCAAGCCGCCCAGGACTCCGATTCTGACCTTCACAGCCATGTCCACTCCGAGGGAGAGGCCCAGCAGGCAGCGCAGCAATCAGCGGCCCAAGCGGCACAGCATCAGCACTTGAGCGGAGCGGCGAGTCAGCTCTCTCAGGCGTCTTCTCCGTCAATCCAGCAGACTCAGTATGTGGAGGTCGTGGGCGCGCAGCACGCCCAGGCTGCGTCCGCTGGCTCAGACCAACATCAGCACGCCGCTCTCGACGCCGATCAGCCCGGACAGACTTCCGTTGTCTTCTCTGGCGCGGTGGTTCCTGCCAACGTCATTTCAGCTCAGGCTGCTCAGGCTACGCAGGAATCTACACTCGAAGTCGCCGCTTCGACGCAGCCTGCTACCAACGGCGGGGACATGGAATCCGCTCAGATGCAGCAGGATTCTGCTGCTTACTTGGTAGCAGAACAGCCGCAAGAGCTATATGTTGGTGGCTATGTACCGCTCGCGCAGGAACCGGCAGCTCGCAGTCTCTCGCCGAAGCGGCCGGAGATCGCGGTCAACTCTGGGCGCCTCGATGCGGCTCAGGAACCTCAACTTTCGAGACTCGAAGGGTTCGTCGATCCTCTCTATCTGTCGGCTCTCTTCGACCTTGACCCTGATCTCTACGCCGCGGTTGCGGCCTGACGCGAGGTGATGAGAAGTGACTCCTGAAGAGATGCAGCAGATCATCGGCGTGATGACGCCGGAGGAGCTCAAGAAGATGAAGGATCGCCTCGCCGCGGAGGACGCGGCTGAGGAGTCTTTGGAAGGCGACACCGTCGACCTGATCGAGAAGGCCGTCGCCGAAGACGACACGATCGACGTCAAGCTCATCTCTCCTGGCTGGGGATCCTCGGGCTACTACTCCCGTGAGGTTCTCGAGCGCGACGGGCCGGGCGCTTGGCCGGTGGGCACGCACATGCACCTCGACCACCCGACGGAGTCCGAGAAGCGTGAGCGGCCCGAGGGTTCCGTAAAGGACCTTGCCGCGGCAATCGCGACCGTGCCCGTCTACCAGGAGAGCGGCCCGGCTGGTCCGGGCCTCTACGCGAAAGCAGCGGTGGTGCCCGAGTACAAGGGCCTCATCAACGCGCTGCAGCCGCACATCGGAGTTTCCATCCGCTCCCCCGGCACGTTCAACGAGGGAGAAGCAGAGGGACGCAGGGGTCGCATCGTCAAGGCGATCTTCAACAGCCCCATCCATAGCGCCGTCGACTTCGTCACCAAGGCCGGTCGCGGCGGACAGGTGCTCGCTCTCATGGAGAGCTGGCGCGACCCCCACGACACGACCGTCCCCGACCCGACCGACCGGAAAACCACCAAGGACGACCCATCACACGATACCGAGGAGAATCAGAACATGGATGAGCTGCAGAAGGCTCAGGAGGCACTCACCGCCTCCGAGGCAAAGGTCGCCACGCTGACGACCGCGAACGAGGCGATGAGCACCGAGCTGGGCAGTCTGCGCGAGTCCGTGGCTCTGTCTGAGGCACGCGTGCTCGTCGGCGCAGAGGTCAACAAGGCCGAGCTGCCCGAGATCACCAAGGCACGCCTCATCGAGACTCTCGTCAAGTCGGCCCGTCTCGGCGATGACGGCAAGCTCGACGCCGCCGCGCTGACCGAGTCGGTCACCGAGACGATCACCAGTGAAGCCGACTACGTCGCCAAGCTGACGGAGTCGGGCAAGGTCCGCGACCAGGGCAAGACCAAGGCCGCGACCAGCGATGATGCACAGGCCAAGCTCGAGGAGTCGTACCACGCCCGCTACCTGGGTGAGGGCTACTCCGAAGAGACGGCGAAGAAGATGGCGGCAACCGCCGCCGGGAGGTAATCACCATGCTCAACGAAGTCTTCCATGACGCCTGGACGCTGTCGGTGGTCGTCACTGACCCGGCGACTCCGCAGGGCGGCGACCCGTGCCGCTGGGGCTTCCTCACCGGCGTGGCTATCGACGATGAGAACGCCGCTGGCGTGACGGTCGTCGATTTCGGACAGCGCGTCCACAGCCTCACGGTCACCGACCGGGTCGGCGGCGGCATCGCTGTCGGCGACACGCTCTACTACGCCGATGCCACCAACGACATCGACAACGTGACCACGGGGACGCCGTTCGGCTACCTCAAGGGCGCGCTGATCGGTGCGGGCGGCAACGGCACTCGTGAAGTGCTCCACGTCCCCGGCCACGGTGCTGCGACGCTGGGCGCTGGCCTCGTCGGCGCTGCCAACCTCGCCGCCAACGCGGTCGAGACGGCCAAGATCAACGCTCTGGCCGTCGAGACGGCGAAGATCAACAACCTCGCCGTCACGGCTGGCAAGCTGGCCGCAGAGTCGGTCACGGGCGCCAAGGTCGCCGAGTCGGCCGACAAGGACGTGCTGGGCGCCGTTCCGGTGCTCTACCACGCCGCCATCGCTGACGGCTCGGGCAACACCGACATCGTCGTCACCAGCAAGATCCAGGTCGTCGACTTCTGGATCGTCTCCACTGGCCTCGCGGCTCACGCCGCCGACGACCATGTGAAGCTCACCAACCAGACCGCCGGTCAGGACATCACGGAAGAGGTCGCCAAGACCGCCACCGTGAACTCCATCAAGCACGCCGGTACAATCCTCGCTGCGGGCGCCACGGTGGCCGACGGCGCAACGCTCCGCTTCACCGCCGTCAAGGCGACCAACGTGGCCTGCGAGGCTTACGTCCTCGCCTACCGGATCGCCTGAGAAGGGAAGGAACAACGCTATGGCTGATGAACTGCAGACCTTCTCGGACGACGAAGGCTTCGTCCGCTTGAAGGAAACCCCACGCGTCAAGGCTGGGGTCACCCAGCTCAACGAGATCCTCGCGAATGACCCGTACATGGTCTCGCGCTGGGTCGACGACCTGCGTCACGACCACGTCAGGAACCTCACCGAGGCAATCGCCCCCGGCGACTTCCCGACGCTGTTCGGCTTCCTCATCCAGAGGGACATGCTGGCGAAGTACGCCGAGATGCCCTCCGAGTGGCGTCGGTGGATCCCCACCGGCACCGTGCCGAACTTCAACGTCCACCGCAAGCTCAAGGTGTACGGCCAGGACAACGAGCTGTCGGTGGTCCTGCCGGGCGCCCCGTACCCCGAGACGGTTTCGGCGACCTCTGGGTACAACCGTTCGGTCGTCAAGTACGGCCGTCGGTTCGACATCCTCTGGGAAGCCATCGTCAACGACGCGCTCGGCGCCTTCAGCGACATCCCCGCCCGTTTCGCGACAGCGGTCAGCCGCACCCAGGCCAAGAACGCGACGCGGATCTACTCGTCCGCCGCGGGCCCCAACCCGGCCCTCTTCGGTACGCCGATCGTGGACGTCGATGGTCAGAACGTGACCAACCAGGGCGTGCTTCCGTTCAACGTCACCAACCTCGCCATCACGCGTCGGCTGCTGGCGAACCAGACCGATCCCAACGGCGAGCGCATCGGCCTCACGGCGAAGTACCTCGTCGTGCCGGGCAGCCTCGCCGACGCCGCCTTCATCGCTCTGCACAGCATGAATCTGCAGCAGGCTGCTTCGGCGACTCCGGTCCCGACGATCAACCCGGCCTCCAACTGGGGCCTGCAGCTCATCGTCGACGACTACCTCGAGACCATCGACCTGACCGGCACCTCGGATACCACCTGGTACCTGTTCGCCGAGCCCGGTGGGGCCTCCGCTCTGCAGATGGACTTCCTCGCCGGTAACATCGGCCCGGACATCCGCATCAGGAGCAACGGCGCGAGCAGCGGCAACCCGATGGACGGCAGCTTCGAGACCGACACCATCGCCTACCGCGTGCGCGACGTGCATGGCGGCTCGTGCTTCGAGCCGCGCTACTGCTACGCGCAGGTCGGTCCGTGATCTGAAGGCTCGCTACCAAGGACCACCCCGGGGGCGCTTCGGACGGCCCCCGGGGAGTACCACTAGGTGAGAGAGGAGGTTGCTTGATGGACGTTTTCCCGTTTGCCCCCCAGCACGAGCAGCCTGTCGTGAGTGACGAAGAAGCTTCGGAAGCGGCACACACCCTCGCCAACCCGAAGGCCGTGGCGTCTGAGGCTGGGCGGGTCCTTGCGATCCACCAGCATCAGGAGCAGGAAGCTGAGAAAGCGACCGAGGAGGTGGTCCTCGATTCTGGCGACCAGATCATCCCGGACCCTGCCCCGGTGCAGGCGGAAGTGGTCGTCGATGAACCGGCTGCCAAGGAACCGGCTGCCAAGAAAGCGCCCAAGGCGAAGAGTGTGAGGAAGCCCAAGTGACGTTCACGTTCGACCCCACTACCGATCTCGGAAAGATGCGCCTTCTCGTGTCTGACACTGACACGACGCGGCAGATCCTCCAGGACGAAGACTTGCAGGCGTTCATCGCGATCGCCGGGCACTACTGGCCCGGTGCGGCGATGGCGCTCGACTCTATTGCCACCAACGAGGTGCTGACGCAGAAGGTGCTCACCATCATGGGCACCTCGACCGACGGCGCCAAGGTGGCGAAAGAGCTGCGCGCTCGTGCGCAGCAGCTCCGCGCCGACTACAAGACGTTCGGCCCGGTGGCGGAGCTCGGCTTCGCTACGGCCGAGATGCCCGACGGAGTGTTCTCGCGTGAAGAGATGCTCCTGAAGCAATACCAGCGAGGGTTTTGATGGCAGCAATGCACGCCACCCCCATTGGCGGAGCCCCCCTCCTCGAGGCCCTCGCTGGTCGCTTCACCGATCTGGTGACCATCTACACCGGTACGGAAACCATTACCAAGGGTGATGTTGTCCAGGCGCACGCCAGCGCGCGTGCCGGGCACTCGAATATTCCGGCTATCGTCTCTCCCGGCAACGTCGGCAATGCGCGCATGAAGCGCGAGGAGATGATGGCTTCTGGGGTCACGACCGAGATGGAGTACATCTACGTGCAGCTCTCCGGGGCGTGGCCGCTCATCGACCTGCAGGACAGCCTGCTGGTCGTTTCCACGGGGCTGTACTGGTCTATCGTCGCTCACGACGTCGACCAGACGCAGACGTTCACCAAGCTCTACTGCGAGCGTCTCGCTCCGGGTAACGTCTGATGGCCGTTATCGTCACCGGAGACGCCGCTCTGATCGCCAAGTTCCAGGCCGCTGACGCGGCGCTGCGCGCTACCGAGCGCGACTGGCTGGCCGAGGCAGGCGTCATCGTCGAGACGGCGATCGAGGCGAACATCGCCGCGCAGGGACTCATCGAAAGTGATGGTCCGCATCCTGGAGCCCTCGTCGGCTCGGGTCGCGTCTTCGGCGCGACCGCGCACGGCGTCACCGTCGGCTTCGGGCAGGGGCTCGATTACGCGGCGTCGCTCGAGAACGGCGCCGAGCCGCATCCCATCGACGCGGTCAACGCCGAGAATCTCAAGTTTCTCTGGAAGAAGATGGGTCTGCAGTTCTACGGCCCGCACGTCAACCATCCCGGGAACCGGCCCTACAAGTTCATGCGCAACGGCTCGGAAGAGGCGATGGTGCCGCTGGTGTTCATGTTCATGGCTCGCCTGCGCGCCATCTTCGGTGGTTCGCTGTGAGCTTCGAGAACACCCTCTGGGACTCGCTCACCGGCTATTCGTCTCTCTCGACGCTCATCTCGACGCGCCTCTATCGCAGTCGGGCAGAGCTGAAGCCGACGCTGCCCTACGTGCGCATGTACCAGGTCAAGAACAAGCCGGTGCAGGCGCTCAATGGTGCTATCTCTGTTGAGAATCCTGTGTTCGTCTTCCAGATTTTCGCCCTGACCGACGAGGAGACCATCTCCATCCGCAACGCGCTGCGCGGAGCTCTCCTCTCCGCTTCGTATCCGATCCTCTTTGAGGACGACGTCTCTGACTCGGATGCGGGCAGCGGTCTGCGGCGCCGGGACATGACCGTGAGGATCGCTCACTGATGGCCGACCTTACGAAGATGATGCCCTTGCTGGTCTCGATGCGCGCGATGTGCGATGCGCTGCTGCTCGAGATTGCTGAGGAGAAGAAACCGAAAGAGAAGAAGGGCATCCTGCCCGTCGGACCGCACGCGCATGAACTGGAGCCGGGTTTCGGCGCTACCGGCACTTGCAAGGTCTGTGGCGAAACCGTAGCGAGAGAGGTCAAGAATGGCTGAGACGGACAAGTATTGGGCGCTCGTTGACCTTCGCTACCCCGCTGGCGATGACGAGTACGCCAAGGCTGTGAAGGGTGAGGAGTACAAGCAGATCGTGGTCAAGGCCGGGCACCAGCTCACGCAGGTTCCCGAGGAGACCATCAAGGCTTACGGGAAGATGGGCCGCAAGGTCATCTCCAAGAAGGACCCGAAGCCTCCGAAGCCTCCTGAGAAGGACGAGCCGAAGGCGGTGAAGGCATGACCAAGCGTGGATCTCCAGATCTCGGCTACTTGCTGGTCGGGGCTCAGAACCTCACCTCGCTCAGCACCAAGTTCGAGTACGGGATGTCGAGCCCGGTGCAGGAGGTGACACCGTTCGGTGTCACCGAGGCCACCTTTGAGCAGACGATAGTCAAGAAGTACGAGATCGGCGGACACGAGGCGTGGTACGACGAGGCCGAGTTCACCGCCGCATCGAAGATCGTCGCAGCGTCCGGGGGCAACGTCTTTATGATCGCCCCCGAGGGCAATGCGCAGGGCCGAAACGCCGTCTGCGCCGGTGAGGTCGTACATACCGGGTTCGCCGTGATGATGACGCAGGGTGAGTTCACGAAGGCCGCGATGGAGGTCTCCGTCAGCGGCGGCATGGAGTCGGCGGTCATCATCGGGGCGCTCGTCAGCCGCGCCGGTAACCTGACTACCGAAGCGACCTACGTCGACCTCGGCGCCACGGGCGGCGGACCCACGGGCGGCAATCTCTACATGAGCTGTCCGGTTCTGGCTCTCACCGGCTCGACCAACCTCATTATCTCGACCGAAGACTCCACCGACCACGCCTCCTGGGCGGCGCACACGGCGTTCACTGCGCTCACCGCTCCCGGCGCCGAGAAGAAGGTCGCCGTCGATCAGACCATGAACCGCTACTGGTGCATCAAGACCGTCTACACCGGCCTGGCCGGAACACCGTCAGCCACCTTCACCGTCGCGGTCAAGGTCAACGCCCCCCACTGAGGATAGAGAGGAACCATCATGGCAAAGCGCAGTTCAGTAGACGTCCTGTTCGAGGTGGATGTCACCGACGGTGGGGCCCTCTCCAGCGGCCTCACCCCGTACATCACCAAGTTCGGCGATCTCAAGTTCAGCAAGGGCACCATCCCGGCGACCGCCTTCGGCGACACGTCCGAGAAGTACCTGCTCGGCATCATCAGCAAGTACGACCCCATCGACCTCGAGTTCTGGTACGACGATGGCGTGGCTCCGGCTCCCAACGCCATCTTCGACATCACCAAGTACGTCCACGCCGCGGTGCGTTCGTTCTCGCTCACGCTGGGCGGCACGCGCGTCTACACGGGCGACCTGTGGATCACCGACTACAAGGTCACCCCGGCGATCGGCGAGTACCACAGCTGCGTCGCGACCGTGCAGTTCACCGGCCCCGTCGCTGTCGCGTAGGAGAGGAGTCCTAGATGGGATTTCTTGACCTGCCCCTTCGGGTGAAGCTGCCCGACGACGAGTGGATCGACGTCAAGCGAGTCTCGGCTGCCGAGTTCCGCGTGATGCAGGAAGACGCCGCCAAGGCGGAGCCGGAGTTCGAGGGAGACAACAAAGAAGCGGCCGAGAACTTCTACATCCTGAAGCAGGTCCGCGAGCTCATCGTGGCCTGGTCGGATGAGGCGCCGCTGACGCCGGAGAACCTCGAGCGACTGCCGCTCGACATCAACACGATGCTCGCCCAGAACATCGGAGCGGGAGCCTCCGGCATGGTCCCTTTGCCGAGTGGCTCGACCTGGAACGAATCCTCGCTGGACGACGAGGAGTAAGACCGCCACATGGCTACCTGCACTCGCGCTACTGCGATGAGTTCGGGGTCCTCCCCAGCCAGCTTGAGGGTGAGGATCCCGCGCTCCTCGAGCGCATCATCCAGCTCCGCGGTTACGAGCGGATGCGCGACCGGATGCGGACCGAAAAAGAGCGTGAACGCGATGCGGTCCCGAGCGGGCCGGTAGCCGAACTGGTGGCGAAGGTCCAGCACATGCTCCAGGAAGAGGAGTATGGCAGGCTGGCGGGGGCGGACGAGACCGAAGACAACGAGGGAGAGGTGAGCGGTGAGTAACTTCTACGGCGAGCTGCTCATCCGCATCACGTCGGATACCGCCGGGCTTTCCAAGGGGCTGCAGACGTCGGTCGCCGAGACCGGTGCCGCGACGAAGTCGATGGAAGCCGCGGGCAAGCGCGCGAAGGTCTCGTGGGAGCGCGTCGGCCTTGGTATGCAGAACGTCGGCCGCACCATGTCGCAGTTCGTGACCATCCCGATTGCCGCTGGCTTCGCCTTCGCTGCCTACTCGGGCTACAAGTACGAGAAGACGCTGCTGCAGATCCGCAACCTCACCGGCCTCACCGCTGCTGAAACGGTGAAGTACGGCGACGCGATGCTCAACATGAGCAAGTACGGTATCGGGCCGCAGAAGCTCGCCGAGAGCATGTACTTCATCTCGTCGTCCGGTTTTAAGGCATCGGAGGCCCTCAAGGTCCTCGACGTGGCTGCCAAGGCGTCCGCTTCCGGCATGGGCGAAGTCCAGCCCATCGCCGATGTGCTGACCAGCGCGATGAACGCCTACGGTCACTCCAACCTTTCGGCTGCCCGAGCCACCGACATTCTGATGAAGACCATCGAAGTCGGCAAGGCCGAGCCGCAGGCTTTGGCTACCTCGCTCGGACGCATCATGCCGGTCGCCGCCAAGCTGGGCGTGCCGCTCGGCCAGGTTGGCGGAGCAATCGCCGGTCTGACGCTGACTGGCCTCTCTGCGGCGGAATCTGTCACCTCTCTGCGCGGCACGATGATCGCTCTCTCGGCGCCTGCGAAGATGAGCATCGAGCAACTCAAGAAGATGGGCCTCTCCTACCAGGACGTGACGCGCTCCATCAAGCAGAAGGGCCTGCTCGCGACGATGGAGATGCTCTACCAGAAGACCGACGGCAACATGCTGGCGATGCGCAAGCTGGTGCCGAACGTGCGCGCACTGAACGGCATCCTCTCGCTGCTCGGTCCCAACTACAAGAAGAACGTCGAGATCACTCAGCAGGTCATAAACTCCAACGGCAAGCTTGCTGCTTCATTCAAGGCGACCTCCGAGACGCCGATCCAGAAGTTCCGTGTCGCGATCGCCTCCATCCAGGCGTCGTTCACCAAGATGGGCATCCAGATCATGCCGACCATCGCTGCCATCGTCTCGAAGATCGGCGCGCTGTTCGATGCGGTCGGAAACCTGTCTCCTGGCTGGCGTGCGGGCATCATGTGGGCGGGAGCCTTCGTTGCTGCGCTGGGTCCGATCATCATGGTCGCGGGCTCGGTCATCCGCAGCGTGGCGCTCATCAAGGGCGCGCTCTCAGGGCTCAGCATGGTGCAGGGCATCGGTGCTACGACTGCCGCCTTCAAGGTCGGGGGCATGGCAGAGGGGTTCGCCTCGCTGCTCGCGGTCGCCGGTCCGGTCGGTATCGCTCTGGCAGGCATCGCTGTTGCTGCAGCCGCGGTCTACGGCGCGACCAAGCTGTTCGACTGGCTCGACGGTACGACGGCGCGCATCGGCGCGATGCGCACCGCTGCCGAGGCGATGAAGAACGACAATTCGATCAAGGAATGGACGCAGCGTAACTTCGGCGGATCACTCGAGGCCAAGGGCAAGAATGATTTTGTCTTCAAGCCCTCGACCAAGGTCGACGCTCCGACGAACCTGCTCGCCAAGTGGGTCAAGACCTCTGAGGCCGAGGCACAGGTCGCGCAGCGTGAGGGCGAGGCAACGCGCCAAGCACAGGCAGCGAAGGGCATGGTCGCCTACTACCAGCAGGAGCTCCACGAGACGCAGGCAGCCCGCGAGCAGCTCGGACACGTCGCCGGAGGGGGCAACCCCTACGTGAAGGCTCAGCTCGCCGAATACGATGCCTACATCGCCTCGCTCAAGGGCAAGCTGACCGGCGCCGCTGGTATCTGGCGCAGCACGCAGGACAAGCTCAAGGCGATGAAGCCCATCGACCAGGCGATCGTCTTCAAGGCGAAGATGGCCGACGTGCGCAGCGAGATGAGCAAGGTCGAGAAAGAGATCGCTGCCAACGCGAAGAAGCCGCACAGCATTAAGATGCAGCTCCGCGACGAGGCTCTGCGTCAGCGACTTTCCGACCTGCGTAACGGCCTCGGCAACCTCACCCGCAAGAGCTACTACGTGCGCCTTCAGCTCCGCGCTGAGAACCTGAACAAGAATCTCGACCTTGCCAGGAAGCGGCTTGAACGCCTCAAGGCGGGCGCCGAGGGTGGGCGTGGCCGGTACGATCCCAAGGTCAGCGCCGACATCAGCAAGCTCGAAAAGTACGTCGCGCAGGGAGAGAAGCGCGCCGCGGCGATGAAGGCAAAGATCGAGGGGACGATCCCGAAGATCGACGCCAACAATGCGCCCGCGCTCGCGGCCATCAATGCTGTCATCCAGATAAGGATCCCCGACAAGACCTTCACTATCCGTGGCGTCAAGGGGGCCAATACCGGGCCCGACCAGGCCAGGGGCGGCGTCCACATGCTCGCCGGGCCGACGCAGTTCCTTGCGGGGGAGGCGGGCCGCGAGATCGCCGCTTTCTTCCCGCTGAACGATCCCGCGCGCTCGGCAGGACTGCTAGCGCAGCTCAATGCGATGATGGGCGGCGGTCGCGGGGCGGCTACCGCTCCCGTGGCAGGGGGCGGAGCTGGGGGCGGGGGAATGGGCGGCGGTGTAGGCTTCATCCAGAACGACATCTACCTCGACGGCTCGCTCATCGCCTCGAGCGTGCTTGAGATTGCTGATGTCTCCGAAGATAGGGATAGACGGGGGAACGCATGAGCATGGTGCGCACGATCACGAAGGACGGCGTGACCGTCGATCTTTGCGCCGCCCCCTACGAGTTCACGGAGGAGCCCGACTTTGGCGGGGTGACACACTCAGCTCCGGTCTATCGAAACCCCTCTGCGGACCTCCCTCGATTCGGCCGCTCCGATCGCTCGTCTCCCCGATCGGTCCCCTTCTCTATCACCGTGGTCGGAATCTCCGCCGACGACTGCGACAGCAACGTCTCGGCCTTGATTGACGTTCTCCCCGATGACGATGTCTTCTCCACTATCGCCATTGGCCCGGACGGCGGTTCTCACCTTGGCTTCATCGTCGCTCGTCGCATCGACGGGGCGATCAGCAAGCCGTACACGCTTGATGAATATCATCATCATCGCGCTCAGGTTTCGTTCACGCTCGCGTGCGACCCCTATGTCTATGCGGTCCGTGAGGACATCTGCTCGGTCCTTGGGATTTATGCTCCAGCGCTGGTTCCTCTTACTGCTCAGACCGGTCAGTACAAGGCCCCTCTTGACTTGTTGCTCGAGGCCGGAGCGCTGGAGCTGGCTGGCTGCTACGTTGCTTACACCGCAGATGAAGCGGCCGTCATTGGCGACTTCGTGAAGCCGCTCGTGGCAGCTACATGGTCGGCTGGTGTCGCCGCCGCCGATGCGGCCGGGTATCCGGCTGGCGCGGGGAACACCTGCTGGCGCCACAACGCTGCTGCCTACACCGACGTCGATATGACCGCCTACAAGCCTGGTGACTACCTGGTGCTGGTCAACTGCAAGGGTACGACCGCGAACACCGACACCGTGCAACACGCCTACTCGGGCTCGGTGCTTATTCCCACGACGACGCTCAAGTTGCTTTCGTTGGGCGTTGTCAAGTTGCCTCTCCGAGGTGTGCGCGCAGCGGCCACCAGCACGCTGCGCCTGACGATCACAGGCGGCGGCGGCGGCGAGTATGCCTATGCGAACCATGTCACGCTGCTGCCCGTATCTGACGGTCTGACCGGATACGCTCGCACCAGCGGCCACGTCCACACGCTGCGCTGGGAAGACGGTACGCTGTATGCCGACGACGCGGTCGACCTGGAGTACGTGGTGGGCGGCGCGGATCCACTGCGCACGCTCGGCGGGCAGCTCATCGTGCTTGCTGAGAAGGCGACCCCGGCGCCGACCACGCACCTGCACGCAACCGCCAGCGCAGACCCGCGCTGGGAGCAGTTCCCGAGCTTCTGAGACAGTGAGGACCCCATGACACTTATCGCACCAACGGCAGAGGCGGGGACGGGCGGCTACACGGCCGACGGGCGGCAGTTCGCCCTCGCCACGAGCGACGAGCTTCAGTACGCGAACGCCGCTGGGGGCGCTCCTCTGCTCGACGCTTCAGACGGCACTATCGCCTTCGTCTACACACCGACCTCGCTGGCGGCTGACTACCGGAGCTTCTTCTGGTGTGGCCCTCTGCGCATCATCGTGCAGGCCGACAGCTCCGACCTCATCTACTACTTCACGCTCGACGATGTGCAGGCCACCCTTACCACGACACGCATCCCCTACGCGGTCGGCGATCACATACCAATTGTCGCTCGCTTTACTGAGGACTTCATCTACATGAACGTCAAAGGCGTCGAGCAGACGCCTGTCGCCAACACCCGTGCTGGCAGCCTGACCGTGCAGACGCCCATCAAGGTAGGCTTCGGCAACTCGATCATGGCCGAGGGCGCTATCAAGGGGCTGACGCTCTCGCCCCGGGCAAAGAGGCAGGAGTGGGTGGACGCAGTCGTCGCGGATGAGGGAGCACTTCTGAGCGACGTCGATGCGATGGTCACCGCCCACATGGTCCCCGGTGATTCTCACTTCCCGCTGATCGCCAACAGCGGCGGGTATGCGCTTGGTAACGCGGCTACGCCGCAGATCATTTGCGACGGCGATTCGCTGACGCGGGGATACGGGTCTGCGCCGGGTCAAGACTACCCGTCGCAACTGAGCCGCCTGCTGGACACGCGGCTGGTGCGCGCCTTTGGCGTGGGCGGGCAGTTCATCGACTCGATGAACGCCGACGCGGCGGCGCAGATCGACCCGCTGTACTCAGCGGCGCGCACGGAGAACGTGGTCATCTGCTGGGCAGGCGTCAACGACATCTACCAGGTCGACGAGGACCCGGCGACGATCTACGCCGCCGTGGTCGACTACTGCCAGGACCGGCAGGCAGCCGGGTTCAAGGTCGTTGTCGCCACGATGCTGTCGTTCGGAGCTTCAGCGCCTCCCGACCACGAGGAGTCACGGCAGACTTTCAACGCTCTCGTCCGCGCCAACTGGGCGACGTTTTCCGACGGGCTGGCCGATCTGGCTGCCGACCCCCGCATCGGACTACCCGGGGCGTGCCACGACCGCGCCTATTTCTACGGCGACGAGGTTCACCTTATTGACGCCGGGTATGCCATCGTGGCGGGCATCTTCTCAGCGGCCTTGGTCACTGCCGTTCCGATCAGCGTCTTGTCTGCTGCCGAGGCGGTGCAGGGCAGCCTCAGCATCTCGTCCGGCGACACGGCCCCGATCCTTGAGACCATCCCCTGCGACCTGACGGGCTGCGTCGTGACGTGGGCTGTCGCAAGGAACCCGGGGAGCGCGCCACTGGTGACCAAGACGGCGGCTGTGCTGGACGCTGCGGCGGGTAAAATCGCGGTCACGCTGGCCTCGGGTGACACGTCTGCGCTGTCCGGACTCTACTACCGGGAGGTGCAGGTGACCGACGCGAGCGGTGCGGTGAAGACGCTTCTCTATGGCCGCATCATGGTCCGGGCGGACAGCGCGTGACCGTCACCGCGATAAGAGCCGACACGGTCGACGGCCGGTGCCGCGGCAGTAGCGCGGTCTATCTGGACGCCAGGGCTGGCGCCAACATTATGACCGACTCCTACGGGTATGCCGGTCGCGACGTTGCAGCGGGCACCTACTACGTCTTCGACCTGTATGCCTCGTTCGACACGGCGGTGGTGCCTGATGACGATGTCATTACCGATGTCGTGCTGTCGCTGAACCTGGAAGAAGACGGCTCCACGACCGACTTCACGATGGAGGCACGGCTGTTCGACTGGGGTGCGTCTCTGACGACGGCCGACTGGGTCAATGGAGCAGACCTCGCAGCGTTGCCGCTGCTGGCGACGCTGCCGACTGCGGGGATCGGCGCGACGGGCGCGTTCAAGGACTTCACCTCGGAGTCGGCGTTCATCGGCGCTATCAACAGCACCGGAAGCACGCGGATGCTCATCTGCTGCGCGGGCAAGCGCAGTGCAACCCCGAACGCTGATAGCGAATACCTGAAGTTCACCCCCGGCAACGACGGCACCGAGGCGTTACGTCCGTTGCTGACCATCACGCACGCGCCTGCTCCACCTGCTCCTGCACCTCCTGGAACGCCATACCCGGCGACTGGCTTCGTACCGTTCCAATCCGCCCGTCCGCGGCTGCTTGTCGGCTCTGCTGCGCTGGGATACACCGACCTGCCGCTGGCGGTTGACAAGCGCTGGGCACACGCGCAGCACGGGCCTCAAGATGCTTCGTTCAGGGTTCCGTGTCGCCCCTTCGAGGCTCTTGATCCGCGCCTGCGTCGAGATTCTCGGCTGTTCATTTCGAGCGGCGCGCGGTGTGTGTGGAGCGGCTACCTGATGCCGGTATCGAGCGCCCAGAGCGACGGCGAGTTCGTCACGGTCGAAGCGGCGGGGACCTTCGAGCGCGGCAAGCATGACGAAAGCTTCGTCAGGACCTTCATCGACTCCGATGAGAGTCGTTGGTGGCTGCGCAAGGGCAGCTCGCAGCGCGTCACGATCGAGAACAGTGGGACGCTGGTACTGCGCGCCGAGGGCGGCGGTTTTGAGCAGCCGACCAACTGGAAGAAGAACCTGAAGTCTGAGCTGATGTACTTCCTCGATGACGGTCTCGGCGATCCTGCGGACGTCATCACATTGCTCGACTTCATTTGGAACTGCGACATGCCGATCGACTGGGTCTCGTACGTCGACGCCTACACCGACCCGTCTGCGGTGACTCCCATCAGCCGCATCTGGACGAAGAATGAGACAGGGTCGGGGCGGGTGACTTCCCTAGCTTGCCCCGCTAACTGCCGAGCACTGGCTTTCGGGCTTCGCGTGGCTACCAACAACCAGCTCGAGAACGACGCCTTTGCCGAACTTTCGGACGTCTACGTGATGTCAAGCTACGGGCGCGTGAGAGTCGACGAGGCTTTGGTCATAATTGCGGCAGATCTGGCCGGAGGTGTCCGATGGGGAGACTCAAGTCCCATCGGCAGCGACCTCGAGCATCTTGTTTGGCCGCTCGGGTCTGGGAGCCGTAGCTACGCCCAGGAGTCGATTGCTAGCCTGCACGATTCGAGAACAGACTGGCGCTACGTTCCTCCTGCAATGGCTCCCGGGGAAGACTCGTTTGTCGCGCAAGAACTGCCTACTGCACCGGACAACCGACAGCGCTGGTGGTTCGTCTCCGCTAAGGATCCCGGAGTGACCGTCAATCTCGCCTACCAAGACCCCGAGGGCATGGACATCGCAGCGGTCCTCTACACGTCCAAGGGCGGTAGCCGTATGCTCGTCCCGGTGCCAAACCCGGAAACCGTCAGTGTTTGGCCGTCTGGGTGGGACTATTCCGCTGGCGCTACCGTGACCAACGTGGCCTATGGCGGCTGGGGGTTCTTGCCTATCGGGTTTCTGCTCACCGCGGACGACACTGACTGGGACCCGCGCATCGGCTACGTCGGCGCCAGTGGCTACGGCGCGCCCGTAATCGCCGGGGCAGAGTACCGCGCCACCGCCGACGTCGAGCGTTGCACGACCTTTTGGCCGAACGGCGACTGGCCGGGGCCGCAGCTCAGCGTGCTTTGGTACGACGCCGCGCACGCCTTCATCAGCACCACGTTCGTTGACTGGTGTGCCGGAGTCGGCGGCGGTGAGTCGGGGCAGCAGATCGTCAGCCGCGGAGACAGGTTCACGCTCGGGTCCTACAACGGCAACAACGTTACCGCTCCGGCTGGCGCCGCCTTCGGCAAACTGGACGTTCAGTTCATCAACGCGGTCGCGGGGGGTGCCGGGGGCCAGGTCGCTGTGAGCAACTGCCACCTCGATAGCGTGGTTGTCGAGGGGACCAAGCTGGCGACCGCCTACCATCCCACGCTTCCGACTTCTGTTGACCAGCGCGTGCGCGTCTTCGACTACTCCTCAGAGGTGCTCACCGACGCTGCGGCTGACAACGTGCTTCATCATGCCTACGCCTGGTACGGCGTTGAGGCGAACGAGCGCGATCGCGATCCGGTTGGCACTGTCGGCGTCGTCAACCCGATCAAGACTATTGACGGGGCCCCGGGGGACGTGGCGCAGGTCCAGACCGGTGACTGGATCACCGTTGTCGACGACGTCGACCATGTATCCTGGCCGCAATTCATCGTCGGGGTCGAGGTGACTGATGACGGAGATTCGGCCTCCATTCAGATTGGAGGCGACGGCGGCGACTTCAACTACGTCGGACGCGCTGACGATCCGGCTCTGCAGAAGCGCAAGCGTCGCCGCGGTCATCATCGCCATGTTCTCTGGAAGGTCTGGGCGGAGAAGCGGCGCCGCAACGAGTACGCCAAGTATCTGAAGGAATCGCGCAGCGCGAAGAACCGCGAGTGGAAATCGTATTCGTCCTATGCGAAAGCACACCCGCTCGCCAAAAAGCACCCGAAGTGGGCTCCGGGATGATGAGGAGTAGCCAGTGATCGTCTCCGTCGAAGAATCGAACGCCCTCAACGACCTCGTCAAGCAGATGACCGCGATGGTCGCCCGCGAGGAGCAGCGCGAGCGGGACCGCGCCGTCGAACACGAGCTGCGCATCACCTTGCGCAAGCAGGACGACGAGTGGCGCAAGGGGACTGTAGCTCGTATCGACCGCGTGCAGAGAGACCTCGGCAGCTTGCAGACCTCAGTGATGACTCTGATGAAGGCCGTGGACAACCGCGTCACCGAGACCGCCAACCGCGTCGCAAAGGAAGTGCGGGAGGATGCGGAGAAGACGGCCAAGAGCCTGCACGCCGAGACGCTTGAGACGGCCACTGAGCTCAAGAAGGCCACGACCGCGCTCGCGAAGATGAGGAAAGAGGCAGACGACCGCCGCTTCGAGTCCAGGGTCAAGGTGCGGCTCCTTGGGACGACGGCGCGGACCCTCGTGGCGATCGCCATCGTTGTTCTGCTTGCGTCACTGGCCTTCGCGCTGCTCGAGCACAGACACGACATCAGCGGAGACATCGCTATCGGCCTCGCGGCAGCGGTAGGAGTGGCGGGGCTCGTCTACAACCTCAGCAAGAAGTCGGGATGACCGCTGCCATCTTCAGAGAATTGCAGCGGGCAGGAGTCTCGTCGGGACCGCTCAAGACGTGGATCCATTGCTCTGAACGCGGCGCTAAGGACGAGTGCGAGGAGTGCTGGCTACAAGGACCCGAGGGCTGCGCCGACACGGTCATCTCGTCTCTGGTCGAGAGGCTCATCATCTCCACTCGGCAGACCGATCAGGTCCTCGGACAGCGCGATTACTGGAAGGGCGTGGCCGACAACATGACGAACGTCGTGCTCGGGCGCCCAGAAGCTCCGGACAGCAACCAAAAACGGAGGTACTGATGGCGACCTACATCCGCCGTGGCTCCAAAGGGCCCGCGGTCAAGCACTACCAGGAGCGTCTAAAGGCCAAGGGCTACAGCCCCGGTCCCATCGACGGACAGGCGGGCAACCGAACCTGTGCTGCCTTCGCTGAGGCCAAGTTCGGGTACGGCTACCCGATGAGCCAAGTCAAGCCGTTCTGCGGGCCGAAGCTGATGCTGTTGCTCGACGGCAAGGCCGTGATGACCGCCGACCAGAAGCGTCGTCACCTTGCTCGCGTCGAGGCCGAGAAGAAGCGCGAGGCCGCGGTGCCGATGCGCGTCAAGGCGTACAAGGAAGCCGAGACGGAGCTGGGCACCTTCGAGCGTGGCGGGAACACGAACAAGATCAAGTACAACGACTGGTGGGGCTGGGGCGCCGTGCCCTACTGCGTCATCGGCCTCTCCTGGTGCTATCTGCACATCACGCCGCCAAGCACTGCCTTCGTCAGGGGTTCACGCTGGGCCGGGACGGACAACATGCTTGCCGACGCCAAGGCTGGTCGCAACGGACTGCGCATCACCGGCGATCCGAAGCGCGGCGACTGCGCCGTCATCGACTTCGACGGCCACGTCGACCCGGACCACGGCATACTGGTGGATCGTGTAGACGCCAACTGGGTGTGGACGATCGAGTTCAACACCGGTGGCTCGAGCGGGCGCGAGGGAGTGTGGCGCGAGAAGCGTCCGCGGCATCATTGCTGGTTCATCCGGGTCGAGAGGTAGTTGACAGGACTCGCCAAGTATGAGCAAACTCACCGGGCACAGTCCATCCCCGGTTTGTGCGCAGGGGAGCGGGCAACGGAAAGGCGTCGTTGTCCGCTCCCCAGTTCTGTAGGCCAGCAGGAGGTAGCCCGTGAAGGTGAAACCAACAATCGCCATGTTCCTCGTAGTCAGCGTCATCGCACTTCTGTTCATCGTTCTCTCCGGCCCGGTCATCGCCCAGACCCGGCTTCCATCCCCGCTTCCCACATCGCGTTGCTCCAATCTCCACAACGACTCGCTCCACGGCAAAGCGCTGTGGAAGCACTGGATCTGGCATCTGCGTCGCTCTGAGTACACGCGCATCTGCAACACGATCACAGGCGAGTCGAGATGGGATCCTACCGCCGAGAACTCAGGCGGCTACGCCGGTCTCATGCAGTGGGGAAGCGCATGGTACGCCTGGCGCTGGTCGTTCAATCCGCACAATCCCGTGCTCTCGATCCGCATCATGGTCTACGCGCTGCGCCACCCGCACGAGACCGGTGGGTGGTCGAACTGGGCTGGTCACTGATGAGTGATGGTTGCGGGAACTTCCCACCAGGAAGAGGATGCAGGTATACTCACGTCAACGTGTGTCTAGGAGGGTGCGCACCATGAAGTCGCTCACAGAATGGGTCCAGCTCGCCGCTCTCGTCCTCATCGGAGGCGGCGGTCTCTCGTTCCTGGCCGTCCAGCTCGTCAAGCAGAACAAGTGGCCCAGCTACGTCAAGCTGATCCTCTCGCTCGTCATGGCCGCGATCTTCGGACTGCTCACCGCCTGGCTCAACGCCGACGTGTGGCACATCGTCACAGCCTGGGGATCGCTCACAGCCAGCGACATGCTGACCTTCGGCGCCTTCGTCTGGGCGGCTTCAACCGGCTGGTACATGCTCGTCTTCAAGAATGCCACTTGGGCCGTACACCTTGGAGAGTGGCCCAAGAAGGTCTGACCTCCCCGCTCCCCTCCAGGCGGGTCGCTGGCCCTCCACGCCTTGTGCTTCATCATCTTGGCGTGGGGGGCCTCTTCATTTGGGACTTGACAGCTCTCGCCAAAGGTATATGCTCTCTCTCGTGAGCTACGTGATGCTCATCACGGCAGCTAAGGACTGGGAGGGACCATGCCGAGCGAGACACACCGTCGAGATGACAGCGGGCACCTCGCTCCCCTCGCAAGCAACGAGCAGTGGAGGCACTGATGGCGAAAGAGAAGACCGAGGTCGGCAGCAACGGCGTGTGGCTCGTGACTCGCATTCACAAGGCGGAATCGGGCAAGACGTACAAGCGGCGCCGCAAGGTCGCGTCCCCCAACAGGGGTAATCCGATCATCGGCAGGCAGTGATGGCTCGGCTCCCCGTCGAGAGGATGATCCAGCCGCACAGCCCGACCGAGGCGTCGGCGTACTTCAAGAGCAAGGGCATCAACATCTCCGCGCGCACCGTCGACCGCATGTGCAAGCGCGGCGAGCTGGACGCCTATGTGACCGCCGGAGGCTGGCAGCGCATCCGCCTCTCCGAGCTCGATCGCTGGATCGCTGACCACGCGTGACAACCCTGGAGGGGGAAGTGAATCGCTTTCTACACCGGCACCCCAACGTAGGCGCTCTTGTCGTCTTCGGAAGTTTCGTCGGCATCGTCGTCCTCGGCGGGAAGTTCGTCGACTACGTGGCTGAGAACGCCGCTGTCCTGGCGCTCATTATCGCCATCGCCGTGCTCATGGTCGTGGCTTTCTCGGGCAAGCGTGATCCCTCGTGAGGCGCACGGCGAAGTGGGTCGAGAAGCATGGCGTCAAGGCGGGCTGCATGTTCACCGACAGCCCCTACTACGGCTCCCTGGCCGGGCACCGGCACCTACTCGTGGTGGCGGCACACCGCAACTGTTCCAAGCACGTCACGCTCGAGCTCGAGGGCGGCAAGACGATGCTCGTGGACGACAACCATCCCGTCGTGCAGGAGCACTACCCGATGAGCAAGGCGGGGCAGCTCAGATGATCCTCTCCGTACTGCACACGCCGAACGGCAACCTCATCGAATTGCGCGTCAAGGGCGGCGTCTACACGACCACTCTCTACCAGCCGGTCAAGGACAGCGTGCGCGAGATCGGCGTCGAAGAGGCAAAGGACTGGCAGCGCAGCGTTCGCGACGTGCGCAACGTCGATCGCGAGCACGAGGCCGTCAACATCATGGATGTGCGTTGATGCTCGAGCTGATGCCCCACCAGAAAACCGGCGTGACGTTCCTCAAGCAAACGCCTCGAGCTCTGCTCGCCGACGAGCCAGGGATCGGGAAGACCGCCCAGGCCCTCCTCGCCGCGGTCCCTCCGGTCCTGGTCGTCACCCCCGCCATGCTCTCCGGCGTGTGGGCCGACGAGGTCGCACTGTGGCGCCCGGAGTGGACCGAGGACGACTGGACCTGGATCAGCTACTCCTCGCTTTGTGAGCGCGTCACCGCGGTGGCTGAGTCCGGGCGCAAGACGAGCAAGGCACTTGATCGCGCCAAGTGGCAGCTCCGCGAGCGTGAGTGGGGCACGATCGTCTACGACGAAGCGCACTACCTCAAGTCGCGCAAGGCGAAGTGGACGAAGGCGGCGCTGGGGCTAAGGTCCGAGCGCATGGTGATGCTCACCGGCACGCCTATCCCCAACTGGTCACACGAGCTCTACGTGCTTCTCCGTCTGCTGCACGGCGTGAAGGACGTCGACTATCGCTCCTACTGGCGCTTCATCGAGACTTGGTTCACCTGGTGGAACCCGCCGTGGGGCGACGGCCGTCAGCGCGAAATCGGCGGACTCAAGGGGGGCTTGACGTGGGAAGACTTCGCGGTCGGTACCGGGCTCGACAAGCTGATGCTCCGGCGCCTGCGGAACGACGTGCTCAAGGATCTGCCCCCGCTGACCGAGCAGACCATCCTCGTGAAGATGGGACCGGCGCAGCGCAAGGCGTACAACGAGCTCAAGAAGGACTACTACACGTTCGTGGAAGAGGCTGGCGAGGAGGTGGCTGCCTTCTCGGACGGCGGTTTGTACGTGAAGCTTGCCAAGATGACGACCGGGATCCCGGTAGCCCTCGAGCTGCCGACAATGCAGCACGGTTCGGCAAAGCTCGACGCGCTGCGCGAGCTGCTGCAGGAGCGCGAGGGCTCTCCCGTCGTGGTTTTCTGTCACTTCCGAGCTACAGCCGCCTGCTGCGTTGACCTCGGCATCTGTGAGGGGCGCAAGGTCGGACTCATCATGGGCGGCCTGGCACAAGCGGAGCGCGACGAGACCTTGACCGCGTTTTCCGTCGGCGAGCTGGATATGATGGTGGGCACCTACGGCGCGATGTCTGAGGGGATCAACAAGCTCGTCGCTGCCGACACCGCCATTATGATCGAGGAGCAGTGGCGCCCCGACAAGATGGATCAGGCGATACGGAGGCTCCACCGCATCGGACAGAAGAGGCCCGTGAGCGTCATCCACCTCATCACCGAAGACTCGCTCGACCAGAACATCAGATCGCTGCGGTTCGCGAAAGAGGGGCAGCAAATCGCTACTCTCCGCGCTGCAGAGTTCGCTTCCCTACTCTGACCATCACCAACGCGACTGCCTGGAGGCACAATGCGCACACCCATCTCCGACCTCAAGCCCGGCCCGGTCAGCCAAACCTTCCTGCTCGCGCAGGCTGAGACGCCCAAGACGAAGACAGGCAAGCCCTACTTCCGCGGGATGCTGCGCGACACGACCGGGTCCATCACGGCGATCAACTTCGACCCGAGCCCCGGCCTGCTCGCGATGCAGCCCGGTCAGATCGTCACCGTCCGCGGCTCGTACTCTGTGGACGCGAAGTACGGGCCGCAGATGAAGGTCAACGGCATGGCTGGCTCGGTTGAGGGCGAGTACGACATCGCCGACTTCGCCGAGAGCTGCCCGAACGACATGGTCTGGGTCGACACCGTCTACTCCACCCTGCTCAGCGTCATGGAGGACCAGTCGCTTGCCACGCTCATCAGCGACGCCTTTGCGGAGCACGGGCGCCTGCGCGACTGGAAGACGCAGACCGCAGCCACGACCATGCACCAGGCGTACCGCTACGGCCTCTACGAGCACTCGGTACAGGTGGCGGACATCGCCCACTACGGAACGACGACATGGTGCAAGGAAGCCGACGGAGACGTCGTCATCGCTGCTTCGCTGCTCCACGACATCGGCAAGATCGTGGAGTACGATGACCCGATGACCCGGCAGCTCACGACCGTCGGCAAGCTGTTCGGCAACACGACACTCTCCTACGTGATGGCGCGCGACCTGTTCAGGGAATCCGGCGAGCTGGTCGGTAAGGTCTTCGACCGCGAGCTGGTGTACGGGATCCTGCACGCCATCCTCGCCCATCACGGCAAGAAGGAATGGGGTTCGCCGGTTGAGCCGCAGACCATCGAGGCGCTGCTCGTCCACCAAGCGGACCAATTCTCGTCGAGAATTGGTGGCTTCCAGCGGCTCCGCAAGGATGCCGTCCAAAATGGTCAGGGCGAGTGGACTGCCTATGACCGCATGTTCGGCTCGGCCTTGTGGCTGGGCTCAGGTACAGACCCGGAGGGGGACGCATGAGCACACGGCACCACGTTTCGTATTCGGAGCTGTCGGACTTCCGGCAGTGCGCCCACAAGCACGACCTCGGCTACGTCCAGAAGTGGACCCCGGCAGAGGTTTCTGCAGCGCTGAACAAGGGGCGCCTGTGGCACGAGGTCATGGAGGCGCACTACCGCATGGGCCCGGGCGGCATCGACTCGCTCGCGATCGCCACGCTGCTCCACCCCGAGGACGGCGAGCAGTCCGAGGTTCAGTCGCTCGTCGAGTGGATGTACGAGGGCTTCTGCGAGCGCTACGGCCAGGATGAGGAGTGGGAGGTCCTCGAGGTCGAGAAGCGCGACGAGATCAACCTGCCCATTCCCGGCGGCAAGCGCCGCTCGCCGATCAAGCTGGTCATCAAGATCGACCAGCTCCGCCGTCACATCGCCACCGGCAAGGACTGGCTTTGGGACTTCAAGACAGGCTCCCGGTTCCCGGGCGAGCTCGGTCTCGACCTGGACGACCAGTTCACGCTCTACCAGTGGGGCTACGAGCAGCTCGGCTACGAGATCGAGGGCATCGTCTACGACTTCGCGCGCACGCAGCGCAACAAGGGCTTCATGGAGCTGGACACGCGCTTCGTCCGCATCCCCATCTTCCGCACGCCGGAGCAGCTCGAGAACACCGCCTACGACGCTTGGCGCACGGCACGGCGCATGTCGCACCTCACGCAAGGCGTCTCCGACCGCGCTACCGACTCCCGCCGCTGCGTCGAGCGCTGCTCGTTCACCGAGCCGTGCCTCGCGGGTCGCAAGGGCCTCGACGAGCAGGAGTTCATGCGCTCGCTGGGCTACACCATCTACGGCGAGGAGGTCGCCGCTGACACACAGACCGACGATGATGAGTGACAACGGAACGGAGGGCCAATGAGCCCAGAGAAGGCCGACAACGCTCGGCCCACGCTCGACAAGACGCCCAGCTTCATCGACATGGTCTACCTCGGTGAGCCGGGTTCCGGCAAGACCACCGCGGCGGCGCACATGGCGCTGCTCGGCAAGGTGGTGTGGGTCTGCGGTGAGATGGGCCTCGAGCCCGATCGCCTCGCCGATCTCGGCATTCCAATCGCCAACATCGAACTGCACGACCGCATCGACTACGACTCGCTGGTCGAGCTGGCTACCGAACTGCGCACGACGCTCAGGGCCACGCCCGGCGCCTACGCGGGGGTCGTGTTCGACACCTTCAGTGAGATCCAGGGTCGTCTCCTCGAGGCCAAGGCTAAGACGCTGCTCATCAGCCAGAACGAGTACGGCGTCAACACGTCAGAGCTCACGAGGCTGCTGCGTAAGTTCACCGACCTGCCCTGCCACACCGCCTACGTGACGCACACCAAGCGCGAGGAGGACAAGAAGGCGGACGGCACGGCCGTGGCAGTCTACAAGTCGATGATGACCCCCAAGGTCGGCTCCACGCTGGACGGCTACGTCAGGATCTCCTGTCACATGGTCGCCCAGGCGCGCACCGATTCGGATGAGGCTGACTACGTCGGCTTCCTCCGGCCGCACTTCGCACGCCGCGGCAAGGACCGTACCGGCACCCTGCCGCCGAAGCTCATCAGCCCGACGTTCGACAGGATCGAGGCATACGTGTCCGGGCGCTACCTGCGATCGGCCATGAACAACATCGACGACAGTGGCGAGGTCCCCGACGGACTCGACCCACTGCAGTTCGAGTACCGTGAGCGCATCCGCGCTCAGAAGGCTGCCACAGAAGCGGTAGCCGCATCGGCCGCAACGACGGCCACGACTCCCCAGGAGGGACAAGCATGAGCATCCTCGACCCCGACGAGCAGCAGGCAGCCGAGACGGCTGAACTCAAGACCAGCTTCGATCCACTCCCGGCGGGCAAGTACGCCTGCCAGCTCACCGAGATGCACAAGCACACCAATCCGGCGGGCAACACGACGCTCAAGAACACTTGGCGCATCGCCGATGGTCTGCAGTACGGAGGGCGCCTGTTCTTCAACTACGCCTCGCTCAAGCCGGAGAACCTCGGTCGCGTGCGCGGCATCTACGAGGCGATCGGTGCCCCGATGTCGGCTGAAGAGTCCGACGTCGTCGGGCGCTCGGCGTGGGTCACCGTGAACGTCAAGGCAGACACCCGGTCCGATCACCTCGGTGAGTTCCAGAACAACATCCAGATCGTGACCAAGTACGACGGGGCGCCGCTGCCCACGTACATCGACCCCAACGCCGGTCCGTCCAACCCCGACGCCGACATCGACGACGCGTTCGGGCCTGCCGGTGGCGGGTCCGAGGAGGACCTGGTCTAGCTGGTAGCCATGCACGCCCGGGGGCCTGCGCCATGCAGGTCCCCGGGCCGGGGAAAGGGTGTGCGCATGGCTCTGTACTGCTCAAAGTGCAAAGAGACCAAGCCTGAAGAAGACTTCTCCAAGAATCGGAGCAGCCGAACAGGGTTTCAGACTTGGTGCAAATCCTGTAGCAAGACCAGCAAGAGGCAATCGGTTGAGGCTCAGAAAGCGTGGTGGGACAACAACCGCGACGAGAGATACCGCATCATCATCGAGTGGTGCCCTGACGGGTGCTTGGTCTGTGGGTGGAAAGACGTTCGCGCTATCGACCAGCACCATGTCGACCCCTCGCAGAAGGACCGCGAAGTTTCTCGGTGGACGAACGCCGAAGCCTTGAAGGAAGAGTTGAAGAAGTGCGTCCCGCTGTGTGCCAACCACCATCGCGTTCTTCACGCGAATCTTCGCCTCGCTCCTGCTGGAGCAACCACTGATGAGATGATCGAGGTCATGCGGAGCGCGCTGTGATCTCCCCACTGGAAGCCGCCCAACAGCTACGTGAGTGGAATCTCTGCGTACTCCCGGCGAAGTTCCGCACCAAGATGCCTGTCGTTCCGTGGAAGAACAGGACCACGCTGCCGACGGAGGCTGAGCTCGAAGAGTGGTTTGGAAGCATCGCGATTTCGTCGTATTGGCTGCTCTGCGGCCAGGTCTCGCGCCTCGCCGTGTTCGACGCCGACAACAAGGCAGCGATCGAGTGGGCCTACGCCGAGATTGGCGCGGAGATTCTCGACTCGACTCCGTGCGTGAAGACAGCCAAGGGGATGCACTGGTACTTCCGTCTCGACGAAGACGAGACGGTAGCATCTTGGTCACGTCACGATCTGGGCGCCGATCAGAACGGCGGGACCGCTGTCGCGTTCGACCTGCGAGCGGAGGGAGCCGGGGTCATCGCTCCCCCGTCGATCCACCAGACCGGCATCGTCTACAAGTGGCTGAGGACGCCAGCGGAGGGACTGCAGGCGCTTCCGGCAGTGCTCAGGCGGTCGGAAGATGTCCAGAGCCCTGACGACGCGAAAACGGCTCCTGCTGGGCCCGCCAAGGACACGCTCGCCAAGCTGCTCTCCGAGCCAGCCACAGAGGGTGGACGTAACTCATGGCTGACCAAGGTCTGCGGCCACCTCGCCAAGCAGCACACGTTCAAGGACGGCTACCTGGCGAACGTCCACCTCGCCAATCGCTCGCTGAAGCCCCCGCTCTCCGGAGAGGAGGTCGAGAAGACGGCCGACTCCATCTGGTCGGCCGAGCACAAGGCGATGGCACCCGCGCAGTACATCCCGCGGGAGCTCACCGAATCAGGCGCCGCTCACGTCTTCGCCGAGAAGCGCGCCGGGCAGCTCTGGTTCACCGGATCGGCCGGGTGGCTGGTCTATAACGAGGATGAGGGCAGGTTCAGGGCGGACGAGGACGAGGCGCTGCTGCTCATGCAGCGCACCATGTCCTCGCTGCGTGCTGAGGCCGTCCAGCGCGACGACAAGAAAGCGATCACCTTCGGCACCGCAGTGACATCTGCCAGGGGGCTCAGGGCGATCCTCTCACTAGCACAGCTCGAGCCCACTCTGCGCGCCGAGGATTGGGAGTTCGACGCACACCCGCATCTGCTCAACCTGAAGAACGGCGTGCTCGACCTCGACAAGGGCGAGCTGCTCGCACACTCAGCCGGGTACAAGTTCACCCGGCGCGCG